TATGTATTTGTTTCACACAAAGATGTTTTTTTTAAAAAATGGTCTTTATACAATTCATATATAACATTTAGTGATCCAGATGTTTTTATTAATAATGAATTAAGTATAACAAAGTCTGATCATTATGCTTTAATATGTGAATTTTTAAAATATATATAAATTAATTCGTTAGGTAAAAAATTAATTTATATATTCCTTTTGTAATAAAATGCCATCTTTATTTGATTTATTTAACTCTACTTTTTTCATAATTTTAGGAATAATGTTATTAGTGGTAGCATTATTAGTTGTTTATTTTGAAAATAAAATGAGAGAGCAAAACCACAAAATCGCATCTATGTTAAGCCTAGTATCTTCTTTAGCAGAAGAAGTGAATGGTGTTAAATTCGGTATAAATCATTTAGTAATGAGAGGAGGTGTTACAGAATCTTCTCAAAATGAAAATATCACATTGACTCCAACAAATCATTTAATCACCGTTTCTGACGGTGAAGATGATAGTGAAGATGAAGATGATAGTGAAGATAATAGTGAAAATGATAGTGAAGATGAACAAGAAGAAGATGATTATAGTGAAGAAGGTGAGGACGATGATTTAGAAATTGACGCTGACTCAATCGACGAAAATACAGTTGATGAATTAATTAATAATGATATTAAGATTTTGAAGTTGAATATTAATAATACAGAGGAAACAAATTCTTATGATAATGATTTAGAGTTAGAACAAGCAGACGATTTTGATGATTTAGAAGACCTAGAAGACCTAGAAGACTTTAAATCAGAATCTAGTAAAACACCAGAATTAAGCAATAATATTGATGATGACGCATTAGAACTTAATGAAATAAATGAAATGAGCAAACATGATTTTAATAATGAAAACGAAAATGAAGTAGCTATTTTTGATATTTCTTCTACGAATTTGAAAACAATAAATATTAATTTAGAAGAACATGCAGAAAGTATTGACTATAAAAAAGTCACACTTGCTAAGCTAAGATCAATTGTTGCTGAAAAAGGTTTAACAAACGATGCCTCAAAATTGAAGAAAAATGAATTACTGAAATTACTTGGTGTTGAATAAGAATATTATCTAGTAAATATATAAAATGTCTTGGGCAACATGTTATAGCGGTTCAAATAATATTCATTTTAATTCACCACCAATTATGAGTGATGGAAGAAATTACGCATCTTGGCAACCAGAAGCTGTAGTTAATAATAGAATTCAACAACAAGAAGGAATAAAAACAAACTGGAATTATAGACAATATTTACAAGAAAATGGCCTTAAAATTATGAATTATAATACAAAAGAAGCTTGTTATGATTTAGGTATAAACCCACATGTTCAAACAGGTAAAACACCAAGTGATAATGTTCCATATACATTCAAATCAACATTTGATACAAGCAGTCCTGGTTTTGGTTACTGTAATAGTGATCTTAAAAACCCTTATTTAACTAGAGAACAATTAAACGCTAGAATGATCGCACCATCTATTAATCCTGCTTCTTTTAACAATTAATACTAATAGCGAAAAACAATATAGTAATATAATATTAAATAATTTAATATTATATATGAAGATATTAAGCATTGACGTAGGTATAAAAAATTTAGCTTTTTGTTTATTTTACAAACCAGAAGGATCTACTAATTTTAGTATAAAAAAATGGGATACAGTGAATATTTCGGAACAAGAAGCATTCAAATGTATTTATGCAGATAAAAATGGTCTATGTAATAAACCAGCCAAATTCAAAAAACACGATGATTGTTATTGTTTGAAACATTCAAAAAAACAACAATACTCTGTCCCTGGCGCAGAACAGAAACCGTCTTTTATTAATAAACAAAAAATACAGACCTTATATGAAATCGCAGATAAACATGGTATAAAATATGAACAAAAAATTAAAAAAGCTGATTTAATAGATATTATTAATGAACATATTTCAAATACTTATTTTCAAGTGGTAGAAACGACAAATGCCGCCGATGTGAATTTATTTGATATAGGAAAAAATATAAAACACCATTTTGACTTGTTATTTTCCAATGAAGAATCAATAGACTATGTTATTATAGAGAATCAAATAAGTCCAATTGCCACCAGAATGAAGACAATACAAGGAATGATAGTTCAATATTTTGTTATGAGCTCTGTAAAGGTCGATAAAATAGAATTCATATCCGCTTCAAATAAATTAAAAGTGTGTGATAAAAAAGCGCCAACACCATCTAGTGAAAATACAAAAACGAAATATAGTGAAAGAAAACAGATGGGTATAGAAAAATGTTTGCAGCTAATTACAGAAGATTTTAAATATAATGAACATGTGAATTATTTTAACTCTCATAAAAAGAAGGATGATTTAGCAGATTCTTTCCTTCAAGGTATATGGTTTATAAATGCTAACAAACTATAATCCTGTATAGAGGAAAATTATATATAGCACCAGGTATTAGCATAAGTATTGTTATAGTTTATTTAATTTCTTTTTTTAAAAATATATATTTTAATTCGTATGACTTAAAATTAAATGTTCTATTTAATGAATAATAATGGCTGACGCAATTGATATTACAGAACTTGATCTAAATGATGATAGTTTTTCTTTTGAAAAAAAATCAACTAATTTTGGTGGAGGTTTAGAACTTTTAATGAATGATAAATTAAATAGTAGTTCAAAGCCTACCAGTGAAATTGATTTAGAAGATTTGAATAATTTAGAAAATGAATTAAATGATTTAGTTGAAGATATGCCTGGTAACAGCTATAAACCAAAATCAGATTTTTTTAGCTCACCTAGTTCCAATTATGATGAGAAACCATCTGTAAGATTTTCTGAATCAAATATTGGACAATCCACCGCTCAAACTGAAAATGATAGCAAGACATGGGATGGTTATGGAAAGTTTAATAATATTCCTATGAATCCTGATAAAAGTGTTCCAATGGAACCTAAACTTTCTAAGGAGGACATGCTAAGAGAGAAGTTCAAGTATTTAAGAAAGTTAGAGGCTTTAGAGAAGAAGGGTGTAGAATTATCCAAAAAATACAACATGGAGTCATCTCTTCAAGAAATGATGGGTGAATATGAAACCATTATGGAAGAGAAAACAAAACAAAACTCTGTAAAATTCCAAGGCAATATGCTTATGGCAGTCATTAATGGTATTGAATTTTTAAACGGTAGATTCGATCCATTTGATATTAAACTTGATGGATGGTCAGAGCAAGTGAATGAGAATATTACAGATTATGATGATATTTTTGGCGAGCTCTATGAAAAATACAAGAGTAAGGCATCTATGGCACCTGAATTGAAATTGCTTTTCCAACTAGGTGGTAGTGCAATGATGGTTCATATGACAAATACCATGTTTAAATCCGCTATGCCTGGTATGGATGATATTTTAAGACAAAATCCTGATCTAATGCGCTCTTTCCAAAATGCCGCAGTTAATTCTATGGCAAATACTAACCCTGGGTTTTCAGGCTTTATGACCAATTTGATGAATCCTGAACCACAACCACAACAAGGTAGAGGGCCACCACCACCACTAGCTACACAAGGCCCAAATGCTGTTCCGCCACCAGTAGGTAGAGCTGGAAATAATAATTACGTAAATAGACCAGACTTAAACATGAGTCGTTCCAATTTTGTAGATGATGGAATTAGTCTTAGAGAGAATTTTGAAAGACCAGATGTTCAAGATAGAACTAGTAGAAGACAACAATCATCTAGACCAGAAATGAAAGGTCCAAGTGATATTAGTGATATTTTATCTGGATTAAAGACAAAGACTATTAATATTCAAGAACCACCACAACAATCATCACAAAATATTAATATGAATATGAATGATAGTAGCACTATTAGTATCAGTGACTTGAAAGATTTACAAAGTGAAGGAAATATGCCAAAGAGAAGTAGGCGTAAGAAGAATGGCAGTAATAGCAATACAATTTCATTAGATATTTAAAAAATCTACAAATTTGGTGGGAATTGTTAAATCATTTTAAGTATTTTAATTATTTTTAATTTAAAAAAAAATTGAAATAAAAATATTTTTTAAATTAAATATTATAAAAAAAATAAATTATACAAGCAACAACTTTTAAAATGGAAACAATATTTGTTCTAAACTTAACACAACAATCATTCTTTCGTTATACAAAAGAAAATAATGAAGATAAAGGATACAATAAAACTTTATTAGGTTTAATAACTCCACCAAAAAAAAATTTACTTGAAGATAATGTGGGTTTATCGCATTGGGAAAGAAAAGACAAAATAGTATTTGTCCCAAAACATTTAATGGAGTATGTCGAAAGAAAGTATGGAGAAATATACTAAAACCGAAAATTATAAAAAATTAAAATTAGAAAAAATTAAATTAGAAAAAATTATAAAAAGATAATATAAAATATAATTTAAAAATTTTTTTATATTATCTCAAAACTTTCTATTTATAGGTGTAAATAGAGAAATACTATTATTCCAATATATTTTTTGTAATGTTTTATTCAAGATATATTTATGAAAATAAAAAGGAACCCATTTACACATAGGAACAATTATGGTTCGTTTATCTTCCTTATCAAAATTCATTTTTTTAGAATAAGAATTCGCATCTTCAAAGCTGTTGCATATATAACAATTAAAACCATTAATCATTTTTTTATCACCTCTTTTTTCAACACATAAATATACTTTGTTGTACCATTTATCATTTTTCACATTTTTAAGAAGATCCATAATTAAAAAAGCTTCTGTTAAACTAGCCATTATAAATATTATAAAATTCTTTTTATACTATTTAAGCTGTAAGTTTTAAATTTTATTTATATTTCTATTAACACTTTATTTCTATTCTACTGTTACAACCTTTGCCAAATTTTTTGGTTTATCAGGATTTATACCTTTATTTATAGACAAATGATAAGCTAATAATTGTATTGGTATAATTCCCAGTAAAGATGAGTAAGTCTTATTTTCTGGCACAAATATAATATCTGTTGTAATATCATTAGCTATTGTAATATCATTTGTAATAAAATAAATAGGCGAATTTCTTGAAGAAACCTCTTGATAACAATTCAATGTTTTGGCACGATTATTCTGGTCCAAATTTAAAATAATTACAGGAAAATTCTCATCTAATAACGCAAAGGGTCCATGTTTTAATGAACTAGATGAATAACCTTCCGCATGTATATAAGAAATTTCCTTGATCTTCAACGAGCCTTCCTTAGCAATATATTCGTCACTTCCTTTTCCAAGTATAAACAAATTATGCGATTTTATTTGTTGAGCTATCTCGGCAACTTGCTCTTTACAACCATCTAGAGTGATTTTTATATCATTTGACAAGTTATGTAGATCGCTAATCATTTTTATCCTTTTTTTCTCATTCACATTATGTAATTCCGCAAACCATATTGCTGCCATTGACAAACAAACGACTTGGCTAGTGAATGCTTTTGTAGAAGCAACACCGACCTCTTTTCCAGCATTGCAATAAATACCACAATCGACTTCTCTCGCAATCAAAGAATCGACCACATTGATAATACCGATAGTTATTATATTATATTCTTTCGCAATTGCTATACATCTATGTAAATCTTTTGTTTCTCCTGATTGTGAAATTAAAATAAACGCGGTATTTCCTATTTTTGGAATATCGTAATCACTAAACTCCGCGCCATCAAATACTTGAACCGTATTGAAATTACACAAATTCTTAAAATAATACATACCATATGAGCCAGCAAAATAAGATGTTCCGCAACCTAATATTATAATATTATTTATTTCCTTTAAAGAAGATATATGTTGTTCTAGACCCCCTAATTTTACTTGAGTATTACTTTTAATACGACCACCTTTATTTATAGCATTTAACACTATATTTGGCTGATCATTAATTTCTTTTATTGTCCAATATTCATATGGATATGGTGTTAATTCGTTTTCAAGTAATGTAATTTTATTCTTTAAATAAGTGTGGTTTGTTGTTACTATAATTTCTTTTTCTTTCTTTTCGATTATACTTATATCATCATTATGTAAAGTAATATAATTACTCATCATATTACAAAACCCACTTTGTTCTGATGTTATAATAACTTTATCTTCATTTTGGCCAATTAATAATGGTGATCCATTTCTTACACAGTATAACTTATTGGGTTCATATAAAGATTGAATAATTAGTCCATATGTTCCTTGAAGCTCTTCTATTGTTTTTTTTATTGCGTCAAAAATTAGGTTTTTATTTGTATTGTATTTTTCGCTTTCACTTTCGCTTTTACTTTTTAAATAATTAAATTCAATCAAATTAACGATGACCTCTGTATCAGTTTGAGATATAAAATGATAACCATTTTCCTTCAACATATTCTTTAATTCATTATAGTTTTCTATAATACCATTATGAACTATTACGAAATTACCTGTATTGGATAAATGGGGATGAGCATTTATATCATTTTTTGGACCATGTGTAGCCCATCTATTATGTCCTATTCCTACATATATATCTTCTTGTGGTACGAAATCCAAATGGACTAATTTATCAATTGCGTTTTGTTTATTCGTGGATGCGTATTTATTAACTTCAAAATTATTATTTTTAATCACGCATAATCCAGCTGAATCATAACCTCTATTTTGTAATTGTATTAAACCTTCTAAAATTAATTTATACACATTATCTTTATCATTAAGAATTACACCAAATATTCCACACATTTATTTAATTACAATAATTTAATTAAATAATTTTTTCTTATAATAAATTGTCACAATAAATTGTCACATTAAATTCTCACATTAAATAACTGACTATTTTTGACCAATTACTGTTTGAATCAAAAATATAATTTTCGGTATTTTTGCATTCATAATAATGATCATAAGCATCATTTTTCCTAATAATAAAATTTATAATTAGATAATATTTTGTAACGTTATTATTTTTCATATAATAAGTCATTGTGTAACCTTTCCATTCTACTGATTTTTTATCCAATAAATAAATAGAATATTTATTGTTTGTCATTTTTATAGGTCTTGGAATAGTAAAAATTTTCAAATATCTTTTATCGTCTTTTTTAATTCTGTTAATATATTTTCCATGACGATACACAATTACGTTTGTATAATTTATTATTTTATTTATAATTTCAATGGGTAATTTTGTAAATATTTTACTCATAATACAATATATTATTAAAGTTTTAAATCTAAACGATTTTGAAAACATTATATATTTTTATAGTTTTTCTCTATTTTTTCTAATAAAGCCATAAAAGGTGTTTCGTTTTTTCCATGTAATAAAGAATTGTATATCGCTTTAAAATTACCTACAAAGCTTTTCCCATTAATATACAACCATAACACAAATATACAAAACAATACTATTGTAAAATATATATCCTTTAATTTTATAGTTTCATTTTTTAAATAATAAAGAGGTAAGACTTTAATTAAACTATTTATTATTATAAAAAATACAATTGTTTTTTTACTAGTACCATATAATAACATAGATAACAACATAAATATATTATCCATTACACCTAACATCAAGGCAAATTTTGGTGAAAAACTAATAATTTTAAACGCATATAACAAATACCAGGCATATATCCAATAAGAGAAAACGAAATCTACTCTCAGTTTTGCCATAACTATATTATATACTTATTTTATACTTATTTTATACTTATTTTATACTACATTATTAATACATTATTACTAAAATAAAAAACAAGTAAATAATTTAAAACAACATTTACATATGCTATTTTTATTAGAGTATTCTTTTATCAACGGTTTATTTAAATTACTATTGTCGTTATCATAAATACTCTGGTTTGAATATATAGATTCATATGAAATATCTCTTTGTTCTTC